AAAATGAATTTTCTAACGTATTGTTTAGAATAATATTTACCCGTATATTCCTCGACATCTCTCAACAAGTTTATACGGTCCTGCATAAGTTCAGCATCTTTTAATTCCGTAAAATGGTTATCTTTAGCAAATATGATTTTGATGCGTTGCTTTAATTCTGGCCACTCATCAGCAGATGTTATGTTCTTTAAAATCAGCTGTTTTTCTAGAATTTGATAAAATAGCGTAGAAAATCTGTTACGAAGTTTATCGATAAACCTGGAAAATTTTAATTCATCTCGGCTGATTTCAGATGCTCTACCTAGCTGAAATGGTGTGTCCGCTTCAAGTCTGGATAGAGGCACGTTCATTGCTTGATACAATTTCTTTTTAAAATATTCAACATCATCCATTTCACCAAGATTTTGACCACCTGGAAGCGTTGTTATTTCTGTTCCTCTACCACCCTCTCTTCGAGGCAACCAATAGTCTTCCATCATTGATTGATGTCGTCTATTGTCTGATACGTCCCCAGTACTTGCATCATAAACAAGCTTGTTCTTGTATCTCGTCATGATGTCACGTAAGTACTGCTCAGCTTTTTGTTTGGGCAGATTACCTACGTCAATGTAGAATATTCTTCTTTCTGGGGCACGTGCTATACGGTAGATAATAACAGCATCTTCTAGCATACTAAGCTGATTTAGTGGCTTAAGAGCTTTGTGCAAATACGATTGAATCATTGTTTTCCCAGAGTTCATTAAACCTGAGTGGCAATGGATAATAGAATCCGCGGATATTTTTATTCCACCACCTTCAGATGAGATAAGACCGTTTGGATTGTATATGAAGTATTCTAAAAAATTTGGGAGACTAAATTCTTGTGTTGATTTATCTGTTTGAACTTCTCGCACCTTTTTAATCTTAAGTGCATCTATCATACGAAGTTCTTGAATCCCCGCTTGTATATCATTAGGGTCTATAATTATGTGGTAGTATACTCTACCTTCTACATACCACCGTCTAAATACATCATAACCAAGGTTATTAAAATCCAATAGATCAACTACCTTTTCAAACTCTTTTACAATTTTTGTCTGTAAGTGGTCTGAAAGGTTTGTGTGAGATAAATCAATAGTAACTGGAGGTTCAGATGCATTTGTTACTATAGCTTCTTGTATTATGTTCTCGATCCCTAAATCACATTCAGGGTGTTGAGTCATTTCTCTATACTTTAAAACTAAATCAGCTTCTGATTTAGCGGTGCCCTCTAAATCTAAATATGAAGCAAAAGCTCCGCCGGCTGATGTTGATTCCGTTGCACCGTCACTGTTTTCTGGGAGAGCAAAAGCAGGTAAATCTCCCTGCTTTGTTCTCTCTATGGAAAATCCGAATAATTTCATATAATATTTTTTTAGGTTATTTGAGATTCAGCATGGGTATAATGATCATATTGCCAAGTAACTGAGAATTCTTGGATGGCATTAGTTGAGTCCCAATTTAGATCAATTGATGAGACTGCTGAAGGCCAACATCCAATGAATTTGTATGTTTGATCTGCTGTACCTAGTTTTTTGTACGTGGTAAGTGTCATGTCTGATGTATACATTGTGCGCGATCCAAGGTTTTTTCCTGATACATTTGATTTGTGATCGTTTAAACCATTTAACCACGAATCAAATATATTTCGCATCGCATAACCTTCATCGTTTATCACTGTAGTAGTAAATTCTGCAAACTCTCTGTCACCAGCGAATTTGATTGTTCGTCCAAAATATGGAAGTTCATACGTACCTAATACAGAACCAGGTATTTGAAATGATTTACAAAAAAACTTAAAATCAGAACTACCAGTTTTAGTTTTAACAATAGCCGGAATATTTCCTATATTAACTTCAAACAGATTTGGGCGCGCACCTCCATGAGTCAACTTCGATGTGAAGTTGGTAATTTTAAAGTTTGCTGTTGCCATTTTGTTATGCTCTCCTGTGTATTAAGGTATTGAAACTGGTGTACCGCCACCTGCCGATGTGCCACCAGCGTGTGTCCAGTAATCGTATGCCCATGTTACGTTAAATTCCATAACAGCATCATTAGTTTCCCAAGCTACTTCAACCGCATCAAGAGATGTTGGAAAACAGTTTATAAACTTCCATGGTGATTCGAACATGCCTGTACGCGTTAGCGGTTTCAACGTTAAATCTGAAACATATTTGTCTTTGGTTGTATAGGTACTGCTCCGACTATTTAGCGTATGAGAATTAATGTTTTCCATCCAATTTTCTATTTGGTTTCTTACACTGTGACCCTCATCATTGATAATAGTTGTTGTGAGGTCTTCAAACGTCCTGTTGCCAGGATATTTGATAGGTCTCCCCATATAATTAACAGTCACAACGCCTAAGTTACTGGCTGGAATTTGTATACCCTTACACATGTAATTAAAATCACTTGTTCCAGTCCCAGTCCCCTTTAATGTAATTGATGCTTCAAAGAGACTTTGTTTTGCTCCCTCTTTTCTCAACTTAGCAATAAAACCATTGGTTCCATCGACGGTAAATGCCATTTCTAACTCCAATTATTTGTTATTCATACCTATTTATACGGCGTTAGTTATCTCTGTAAATTCAACACCACTACGTACTGCAACAAAATTAAGTAAAATAAAGTTGATTGGACGAGAAGGTTTTACAAAAATACTCCCTACAAATTCGCTTCTGTCTACAACTTCCTGTGTGTTATTGCTATCGTCACACACAACTGCAAAATCAGAAATACCACCTCTTCCTTGAATATCTCTCAGAAAAGGTTCTACAGTGGATACAAATCTGGAACGTGTAAATTCATCATTAAATTCGAATAACTGCGCTTGTGCAAATTGTGCTATGGATTTTTCAAGCACAATGAACAACCGTCTTACGTTCACGCGATCAAACGCGCTAGGTTTTGATAATAGTGTTTTATCTCCAAACAGTATAGTACCTTGTCCGCTAAAAGTTACTACAGGATTAACACCATTTTTGTATAGTGTGTCACGAGATGTTTTATCGGGATTGAATGGAAGTTTTGTAACGTTTTTAATTTGACCTCTATCAAATCCTGCTGGTGAAAAGAAAAAATCCCTCTCTTGAGCAGTACGAACTGTTAGGCCACCTGTATCTCCATTACATGGCACGTATCTGTATGTATCATTATACTTGTCGTATTGATATTTCCAAGCCGAATCCAATAGTCCATATGATGAACTTGGTAAACTATTTCTAAATGCTACAACTGAATCAGCCTCATTACCAGCATTATTAACAACATCTGATTGTTGAGGTGACACAAGGACAATACAATCCTTGCGTACTTCTGCAATATTGTTTATAACGTATGAGCTAACAGTTGCATTGCTGTTAGCCGTCAAAATCAGAGAAACATTAGTATCCTCAGCACTCTTGAATTTATCAAAGCCTGCTATAATGTTAGCGTCTGTCAGAACATTCCCATCTGCTCCACCTGTTAAACTGGATGTGGTAATTGCTCCATTAGCTTGATATCTATCTGCTACTGATGTATTGGCGGAACTTCCCCATGCTATTGTGTTGATTGTTTCATCGCGATCCCCTTTAGTATCATGCTTCAACCACCAAATGTAATTTGATTGTTTGTTTATCGCATCTTTATAAAACTGACCAGTACCATCATCTTTTTTAGCATTAGACGCTACAGATAGGTTGTCGAAGGTTTCTAACAATTGGCCTTTAGTATCTGTCCAGCTTCCATCTTCATCTGCCACAGCTACAAAGATTTCATCTTGTGAAGTTCCTGCACGTGTACCAAAATTGGTAGTTGTTGGAGAAGTTGAAAACGCTCCATGATATTCCCATTTACGAGAGTATGCTAATGTCGAGGCCGCGTTAGTAAGACTCGATCTCAGAACGAGACTCGTGTTAGAGGAGACAGAATTTACAATAACGTCTTGACCACCAATACTTAATATGTCTCCTGTATTAATTTGCATATCAAATAATGTGTCTACACCTGCAACAGTTGTTGATCCAGCTGCAACAGTAACTGTTCCCATCATCTGTGAGGCAGGTTCAGAAAATCCTGATCTCGTAAGTCTTAGTGCGGAACTTCCGGCAGATTGTATGGATCCTGTGCCATCTTTTGCGTGCAACGTTGCTATAGTTGAATTGGAAATTGATGTAACCAGAAACGTATTACTATTAACATTTAATACATCACCAACACCTAACTCGGTAGTGAGTAGTGTTCCTGTACCAGTTAACGTTGGTGTGGATCCAGTTGCAACTTCAACTGTCCCAGTTAATGTTATATTTGATTTATCTGCACCACACGTGGAAACCTTAAGTGAGTTCCCCAAACTTCCACCATACTTAGCGGCCCAGTTTCCATAATCTGAGTTTGCAGCACCACCAAAAGTAACATCGAATGTGTTGTAATATTCATCGTTATTTTGTATTAACACAGTGTTGGATGCATCAGATGTAGCATTTTTTACTGTTGAATTAGCCACTCGTACGACACTTAGTGTATCACCATAAGCTAAAAAATTGGCTGATGTAAAAAAGTAGTTGTATGTATTAATGTCCGGTTTATTAAATCGTTTTACTAAATCGTCTTCGCTTGAAATTGCAGTAATTTCCAGTATCGGCCCCCATTGAAACGCACCAGCTGTTCCGCCAGCAGTCGATCCAATCTCGGGCACTATAGCTGTTAAGTCTATTTCTCTGGTAACGACACCTGGACTAACAGTAAAGGCCATCTTATTCTCCTAAGTCAATTGTATCTTAATTGTGTTCATTGTTATTTGTATTTATAGTAACGACGTTTTTAACTCCATGACTGATTGCTGTTTACATTAAACCATACATTTCCCTCATTGTCTGTCGTTGTTTTTTCTTCGACACCATCCTGTATAAAACCAAATGGTACGAGATCTTGCTCTATCTCTTTCATTTTGTCATAATATAGTTTTTCTCTTAAGTCTAAATCTGTCAATTCTTTGAAATATCTTTGTTGTGTCAACCAAGCAAATATAAC